TGCATTAGCCATTCGATATTTTCCTCATACATATTCTTCTCAGTCTCCATCTCTAAAGCTAACTTCTGCGCTTCAGACAATTCGTTTGCTAAGGTTTTAGGAAATTGAATTATTTTACTGTTGCTCATCTTTTTGCATTAACTCCGCTTGGTGCAGATAGTTTGCTGCATCATCGTAGTTATCTTGTTTAAAATTTTTATTAGTTCTGATTAGCTTGGCTGCTACATACATATTGGCTACCATGTAGCCTGGAATATCTTGCTTTAAGCCGAGCAAGGCGGTCCAGGCTTTTCCAATACGTTTCATATTAGAACTGAATGGACCGTATTCTTGCTCCTTAACTTGACGGATTTGTTTAAGCTTTTCGTTTTGCATTTTTATCTTTGTTCTCTTGATGTGCAGAGAAGGCGGCATTAATGAAATACGAAGCAGTCTTGGCTAGACTTTGCGGCATCTCAAACTGTTCGTCTGATAATGTTCGCAGCTTTTTATAAGTATCCATGCTTAAGGCTATAGATTTATATTTATCCGTATCCATGATTACTCCAGGTTAGCTGGATCAAATGAAGTATCGGCTGAATTTAATTCAAGCTCTTCAACTCTGTGCATCCAGTAGTAGGTTGAACCAGCTGGTAATTTTCCATTGCCAGTAGCTTCAGCTTTGTAAGCACCAACTCTGTATTTTTTTCCGTCTGGTAAAGTTATGGTTCCTTTGAGGTCATAACTTTTTGGGTTTTCTTTATTAGTGTTAGGAAATACTACACCTAAAGATTTTCGTTCTTTTGATTGGTCATCCATTATTGAATAACTCCGTTCGTCTCTAGTTTGATTTTAATCTTGTTAAACTTTTCTAAGAACTCTGAGTAAGCTAGAGGATTAGATCCTTTTACACTCTTCATAAGTTCTTGATTATTAGTTAGCCAAGATTTGTAAGCTCCGAGATGAGAGACTTTATCAAGCTCGGTAAGCGCTTCTGTTAGCTTCTGGTCCGATTGAACTATGGCTCCAGAAACTTCTTCAGCTGAAGCAATCTTGTCATTGGTTAAGCCAAGCATAGCTAAAGCTCTTCCAACTGCAGATGTTTCAGCATTCTCTAGTGCAGAAGTTTGGTTTATACGACTAGCAGCTCTAAGCTCTTCAGCTAGTCCAGTAGATACAAGCTTTCCATCAATGAATACTTCAGATCTAACGATAACTTTTTTATCGTCTTGATGAATTATGTTTGATGAAATGGTAGCAGCAGTTCCTAAGTTTCTTCTTAAAATTCCGATCCGTAATGCTACCGTTGCATAATCGTTGTTATGAATTTTAATAGTCGAACCATTTAACGACTTTTTAAAGTCGGTAATAGTAGAGACTAATTTATCAGCTGACATAAGTAATATCCTCCTATGATTAGTGTTGTGTAATTGATGAGCGATGAAGGCATTATTGATTTCTCCATATAGCCTTAGCTCTAGCCAGGTGTTTTTGACCGATATTCCAATAGAAATTGTGATCAAAATTAGGTTCTACGTCTTTAGCAATTTCAGATAAAATTAAGTCAGGCTCGTCTAGATCTATGTATCTAGATAATAATCTCTCTTTTTTGAGACAGTTATTAATAAGTTGTTCGTAATAATTTTTAAGATTTTCTTCTTCTAAATCTGCACAATTTTTTTCAGTAAATACTGCATGATCATCTGCAGAAAGATAAATCAGATAAGGATGGATCCGATTTAATTTTCTTAAGGCAAAACAATAAAAAGCCAACTGTTGTAGATGAAGTGCATTTGGAGTGGATGGCACAACGGCAGAAGCAAAAGACCTTGTACCATCCTTCTTTACTCTACCTGGTCGTTGCCAAACAGTTTTAAGTTCACAGACCGAAAGAAACGGAGCTGCGCCAGAGATATGGTTATGCGCAGACGCTGCAGCAGATCGCTCTGGTGCATTAAAATCTGTGAAATGTAAATCTGCTCTACCAACAATAGGAAGAGAAAGTCTGTCATCAACTTGGTTAATGCTATCTTCAGCAACTACTTCTGCTGACTTGTCTGCACCAAGTTTGTCAAAGGCTAAAAAGCCTTGTTGAATAGTTTGAGGTATAGTTTCCTGGTAGTGTTCTTTTTTCGCTCTATCTTTTTCATCTACAGGAATGTACTCCATGAATTTATCTAAAGCTTTTGAGATAGCTTCATCTTTTGAAATTTTTTTATTTTCTTTAGGAGCTAATTTTTTTATGTTTGGATTGTAGGACCAGATCTTATTTGCATAGTGCCATTGGATTGCATCATTAACTGCAACTCCAGCGGACATGTTGGAATTTCCATCGAACTCTCTTCTCTGTTCTTGAGTACAAAATAAATATCTAAAAGCATAAACACCTAAAGGCATTGAGCTTGAAGTGGGGGAGTGATGATTAATTTTTAAAAGTTCGTTTAATTTTTTAAATCCGTCTTGTTGTAAAGTTTCTAACGGATCTATTATTTTTGTTTGTTTTAAAATCATGGAGCTGTGATACTCCGATGAAATATTTTATTCGAACCGCTGATTGTAGAGTTTGCTACTTTTGCTTGTTTGAATTATTTTGAAATTTTAGTATGTTTTGTTTTCTTTTGTCGTTTTTGTCGTTTTGTAACTCTGGAACATCGAATTTTACGGTATCTTTTTCAATCCAGGTTTCAATCCATTCTCTTTTGTATAAATAAATATTTGTGTCTTTTGGATTAATCCATAAAGGACCAACAAGAACTCCTCGATCTTCGCTGCATTCTCTCATATATGCTAAAGCTCTAGTTTTTATGCCATATTCTAAATATACTTGAGCTGGTTTTAAGAGATCAGATTTAGCCATTAAAATCTTCATCTTTGTTTGTTGGAGTTTCAGCTTGTTCGATAATTCTCTCAAATTTTTTATCTAATTCTTTAATTTCTTCAGGAGTAAAATCAGCTTTAATTATATTTTTATCTTTTATTGGAAATATTTTTTTTTCAAATTTTGCTTCTCCATAAGCAGCTCTACCTATTGTATCTTGAATATTACCGCTAACATTAATTAAATTTTTTATTCTTTGTTGAATAGACAATGTTGTCATATCATCAGTATCAATAGTTTTTAAATAATCTTTTAATTTTAATTTTAAGTAAGACATTTTTTGAATTTCTTTAAAATTTTTATAATTTAAATTTTCCTCAATTCTGCTGTCTGTATAAATATCTTTGTAATGTTTTTGTACTTCAACTCTTTGATTAGAATAAACTTTTAGTGGATCTATAAATGAAACAACTGGTGCTACAAATAAAGGATCTAAACCTTGAACAATAATTCTATCTGCTTCTACTGCTCCTACAAAATCATCAAAAGTATTAAAATCTTCGTCAGGAATTATACCGTCAGCTTGTATAGCTTCAGGATCTATTATGTGTAAATCAACACTCTTGCCATCATAATTTTTTTTATAAACACCAATATAATATCTTGCTCTTGGTTCTCCATCAGATCTATCTTTTATGTAAGCTCCAAGTATAACTATTTGATTTTCATAATTTTTCGTTTCATTAGTGCTATAATAAAATGCAATATGATTATGTAAGTGTGAACTTGGACTGTCAATTTTAATTGCTTTAACATCTGGTCTGTAAATTTCTCTTGGACATCTAACAATACCTAAATTTGAATTAGCAGTAATTTCATGATGATCAACTATAACTCTTTTTAATAAAGAACTTGATATTGTGTTTGTAGAACCCCAGACTGGAACTGATAAATCATTAAATAAAATTTCTGCTGGATCACATCCTAAAGCTTTTGCATATTTAATTGCTGCATCTCTAGAAATTTCGAAAGTTCCTTTTAAGTGTCTAAATAAAGTTGATTTATCTACAGCTGAAAGAACCTCAAGATCTTTTAAAGACATATCGCTTTGTTTTATTTTTGCATTTAATAAACTTGCTGGACTTTCAACATCATAAATTCCGTATTCATTATTTTTGTATAAACCTAAATTTAGAACACTTTTATTTTTTGATGGTTTATTTAAAGTTTGCATTAATGTTTTGTGATATTCATCGTTAAACTTTGTAGCCAATGCTGGACTAATTCTTGATGCTTCTTTGGCAGCAACTTTTCTTACTTCATCTGTTTTGCCTGATATAACTCTTGTAAATTTATCAAAAGTTCCAACTCCAAGTTTCTTTGATTTTTTTTTGAACCAATATTCAAATTTTACTTCTGCTCGAAGTATTCCATTTACTAATTCAATTTCTATTGTTGGAAGATTTCTATCTGCGGTCCAGCTTGATACTAACTGTCTCTGTGTAATCTTATTTTTAGCTAATAAATCTTTTAGATTGTCTTTTAAATTCATATATAGGCTTTTATATATGTGTGTAATTTTATTTTTACCTAATAAATATTTAAGATTGTCGCTTAAATTCATATATAGGTTTTTATATAAAAGTATCAGTTATGCAACCTTTATATTTAAATATGATACTTTTTTCTTGATTATCTATTTTGCTCGTTTATTGGCTATTTTTGATGGTAAAACAGGTTTATTTTAAAGGTGTTAAGTTCTCAGGATACTCAAATTGGCACCGTCAGCAGCATAATTGCTTGGGTTTTAGTGATATTGACCAGGTTTCGACCTGTAATGCCTGTTTAAAACCGTTATTTTTAGCGGAAACTGTATTCAATAATGGTCAAGGCTGGAATAAACGCCATACAGTAACAAAGAAATTAGCCGAAATGGCTGGAATACCAGCATATATCGTTTGGTATCAATTAGTCGGAGAAATGATGATCCATGTACACGTCAAAAAAATAGCTCCAGATTACAAAGATGGCTATAGCTCAGAGCCTCAATTATTAGATCCAGATCATTGGCTTCAGTTCCTGGAGTATCAGCAAGTTA